ACGTGGGAAGCTGAGAATTATGTGCGTACTACTGATGATTATTTAGATAGTAATGAGGGTCAGAATAAGATATATAATCTTGTTGATGGTTTAGCTCAAGCGTTTGGAAGGTTGTAATTATGGCAATAGGAGAAACTGCTAACTCAGGTCCAAACACAGGAGTGTACGGACCTCCTGTTGTTACTACACCTGCAACTGAACCTGAACTACCTACTGAAACAGCTCCTGTTACAGATAACGCAGCATACGACGCTATGAAACAAATGTTAGAAGACTACGGCTTGCCTGTGTCATTGCTAGACGAAATCAAAGAATACGTCTCTAAAGACTTTACTGTTAACCAAATGATTTACAGGCTAAGGCAAACAGATGAATTTAAAGAACGCTTTAAAGGCATGGACCAACGTTTAGAAAACGGTTTAAATGCTGTATCAATAGACGAATACATTGCGTTAGAACGCAACTACGCTAACGTATTAGCTGAATTTGGTTTACCTAAATCATTTTACGATTCGCCTGACGACTTCGCTAACTTCATAGGCAACGACGTATCCGCTGAAGAATTTGCATCACGCACAGCATTAGCAGCACAAGCAGTTTCTAACATTGACCCAAACTTGCAAGACGAGTTGCGACGTTTATACCCTGAGATAGGTGACGGAGATATGATAGCGTATTTCTTAGACCCTGAAAGAGGCGTAACTTTAATGGAGCAGAAGGTACAGATGACTGCTGCTGGGTTATCGTCAGCGGCGGTAGATACTGTGGGTCAAGGCTTTAGCGCTAGCGTGGCTGAAGAGTTAGCGTCACGTAATGTGCAACCGATACAGATAGGTTCTGCTTTATCTCCACAAGCAGGGTTAACGCAATCTACGTTATCTAGCGAAGGCGTTTCTACTGATACGTTAGCTTCATCTGCGTTTGGTTTAGATGCTGGTGACGCTAATTTAGTGCGTCGTATGCGGCAAAGAAGGCAACAAACTAGACAATCAGGTTCTGGAGGATTGTTGCAACAGACAGGTGTTACTGGGCTAGGCTCAACCCAAATGTCATAGGTTGTTTACAAAACCTTGTATTTTACTTATATTTAATTATGTGATCTGCCCCACTAAGAGGGTGAGCCGTTCACACAAAATTAAACTCCGCTAACATTCCACCGTTGTTAGCGTGTACGTAAAGGTGAGTGACATAATGGAAACAGAGTCTACAGAAACGGAAGAAGTTTCTAGTACCGAATCCAAACCAAATTGGCGTAGAGAACTTGAGGCGAAAGCTAAGAGGGCTGATGAGCTTGAAGCGCAAGTTCAACAGATGCAACGCAAAGAAGTGTTTCGTGATGCTGGCTTAGACCCATCCAATAGGATGACTGAGTACTTTATGAAAGGCTACGAAGGCGAGTTAACTGTTGATGCGATACAAGCTGAGGCTAATAGCGCAGGGTTATCTAATGTGGTAGCTCAAGCTGATACGTCTTTGGTAGATCAACAGGCGCAGTTTGCAGCACAGGTAGAGGCGGAACAAAGAATCGCTGAAGCTGGTGATGATGCTGGTCCTGTCACTGACCCACAATTTGAGAGTTTAATTAAACAAACTAAGAACGAAGATGAACTGCGACAGTTGTGGGAATCTAATGGCGGTACTTTTAACGCTATGACGTGAGGTAGGCTCCAAAATTTAATTGGAGAATAGCCTAATGGCAATAACACAAATGAGTTCGCTGAACTCCGCTGGTAACGCAGCATTTGAACAGCTCGCTTACTTTGCGTTGCGATCACAACCTCTTTTTGAGATGGTTTGCGATGTGAAAACCACAAACCAATCGCACGCTGGTGCAAGCGTTAAGTTCACAAAGTACAGCGATTTATCACAATCCACTTCAGCAATTTCCGAAACCGCTGACATTTCCCCTGCAACATTGGGTGATGCACAAGTTACGGTAACTCTTGCTGAGTATGGTAATTCAGTACAAACCACCGCTAAAGCACGTGGAACCAGCTTCTTAAACATAGATGCTGATGCTGCGAACATTATCGGTTACAACATGGGTGACAGCCTTGATAAGATTGTTCACGACATTGTAACTGAAGGCAGCAACGTATTATACGGTGGCGATGCTACAGCTACAGGAGAACTAGCAGCAGGCGATGTTATCACCGCTGCTCTTATCCGTAAAGCTGTTGCTAACCTACGAGCTGCTTCTGCACCTGCATTCAATGGCAACGTTTATGTTGGATTTATCCACCCTGACGTTTCTTTTGATCTTCGTGCAGCTACAGGCGTAACTGACATTATTCAAATGCAAAACCGCCTAGATGGAGCCGCTGTCCGCACAGGTAGCATCGGTACATTCGGTGGAGTTGACTTCATTGAAACACCAAGAATCACGCTAACCGCTGACGCTGGTGCTTCTAACGTTGATGAATACAAAACTGTAATAGTTGGTAAACAAGCTCTAGCAAAAGCGCACAGTGCTGCTGCTGGTTTCGGTGCTGACCCAAGCATCGTATTCGGTCCTGTAACCGACAGCTTACGCCGATTCAACACAGTTGGTTGGTATCACCTTGTAGGATACGGAAGATTCCGTGAGGAATGTATCCGAAGGATTGAAACATCATCCTCAATAGGCACTAACTAATAGTACCTAACGATAGTAGGGTAGGCTGACTTTACTGGGAGGTTAGCCTACCCTCTATCTTTTTTTATTTGATTAGATTATTATTGGACATCATGGAAGAAGAACAAGTACACGTAGTTATAGCACCTGAGACTATTAAGGCGAAGGTTGTGGCAGACGAGGAGAACGCTGATGGCTAGTGGTCTTTATGGAATAACGTTTCTTAACGCTTTGAAGAATACTTTGGCGTTGGATTTAGATAGTGACACGATTAAAATTATGTTGGTTACGTCATCGTATACCCCTGACTTTGGGGCGCATGACTTTAAAGGTGACGTTTCTAATGAGGTTTCTGGGTCAGGGTATACTGCTGGTGGTAACACGTTAAGTAGTTTGGCTTTGACGCAAACAGGTGGTACGATTAAGTTTGATGCTGCTGATACGTCGTGGTCGTCTGCGACTATTACGAATGCTAGGGGTGCTGTGATTTATGATGATTCTTTGACTGATGACCCGTTGATTGCGTATATTGATTTTGGTTCTGATTTCTCGTCTAGTAATGGAACGTTTACGATTACGTTTGCTGCTGGCGGTGTATTTACTATTGATTTGACTCCGTAGGAGGGTGAATGGCTACTTCTAATTTTCCATCTAGTCTTGATACGACGAGTGCGCTTCCTGCTAGTATTTCTGATACTGCTAATTTAAATTCTCCTAATCATGCTGAGATGCACGAAGTGTATAATGATGCAATTATTGAGATTGAGGAGAAGGTAGGTATTGGGGATACGACTCCTACTACTGGTGCTATTCTTATTGGTACTGGTACTGGGCAGTCTGCTTGGGATACAACACCTACGTTTACTGGTTTAGTAACAGCTAATGGTGGTCTTACTGTCACTGGTGCTGTTACGTTAACAGGTGCTGTGTTGCAAGGTGAACTCCCTTTGGTTTTTGAAGGAGATAGTGATAATTCTTATGAGGCTACGTTTAAGATTGAAGATCCAGACGATAGAGATGTTGTTTACAAGTTTCCTAATTTAACTACAGCAAGTGGTTCTTATACAGAAATGAATGTTGCTGGTCGTTACAACGCTAAATGTGAGCATGCTGCAAACATTTTTACTCAAGGGGGACAACCAAGTGACGACGTTAGTTCAAACGGTGACCTTTGGATAGACTCGGACAACAACCAGACATATTACAAAACAGGGACTGGAACTTGGACTTTAATTAAAGCAGGTTCAGTATAATGGAACTTTCCCCAGCAAAAGTTTTAGAAGAATTACGAAAACAATTCCCATTGCATTACACAATATGTTTACAAGCTGCTTATATTAAACATTTAGAGGAGCAAAATGATACCGACGACGAGTAAACACGTTAACATTGAACTATTACACCCAGAGTTCAAACGCAGGTTAGAAGCGTTCTTTAGAGACAGCCGTATCCGTAACAAAGTTAAAGTTGTATCTGGTGTGCGTACCTATGCACAGCAAAAATATTTTTATGACGGATATAAAAGCGGTAAAGCAGGGTTTAACCTAGCTGCTAACCCTGATCGTAAAACATCTTCAGGGTTTCAAGGTTCTTATCACATGCAACAACCAGCGTTTGATAACTGGGGTTATGCCGTTGATTTTAGAATTACTGGTCGTGGTATTAGTACTTCTCAAGTGAACGCCATAGCTAAATCTTATGGCATGGTTGCGTATGTTAGAGGCGAATGGTGGCATCATCAGCCTTGTAAAGTTGTTAATGGCAAAGTTAAATGGTTTGATGCGCCTGCTTTGAAAGGTACGAAAGCTACTAAAACAGTCAAGCAAGATGTTAAAGGTATTGCTGCTGCGTTTGCTGAGATAGAGGCTTTGGTTACTGCGCATCCTTTGAAGAAAGGTTCTAAGGGGGCTGCTGTGAAGGTGGTGCAACAGTTGTTGGCTGCTAAAGGATTGTATCGGTATAAGGTAGATTCGGATTATGGCAGGCTTACTCGGAAGGCTGTTGTGGAGTTCCAAAAGCGTCGGCTATTATATGTTGACGGCATAGTTGGACCAAATACTTGGAAGGCTTTACTTAGATGAAAGAATATTTAGATTTACTTGAGCGATGTGCAGCAACGTTTGTGCAAGCAGCAGTAGCCACGATCAGTGGTAACAGCTTCCTTGACATGGGAGTAAGCAACTGGAAACTAGTAGCAGCTTCTGGATTTGCTGCTGTGCTATCGGTTCTTAAAGGTTGGGCTGCTACAAAGATTGGTGACAAATCATTTTCTTTAGTTGGTAAAAATACTGCATCTGAGGAGTCTCTTTACGGCGACGAATAGGGGTTAAATGGCTACAAATTTTCCTAGTAGTTTAGATACTTCTACTCAGCAACCGACTATTGCTGCATCGGATGAGATGGATGATTCTGGTAAGGAGCATGATGTTGTTCATACGAATCATTCTGGTGCGATTATTGCGTTAGAGACTAAGTTGGGTAGTACTGATTCTAACCCTTCGGCTGGTGCTGTGCTTATGGGTACTGGTTCTGGTACGTCTGAGTGGGATGCTACTCCTACGTTTACTGGGGATGTTACGATTCCTGACGGTGATTTAATTCTTGGCTCTACAGCGGTTACAGCTACAGCAGCAGAAATTAATTTTGTTAATGACGATGCTGTTACATGGACTGCGTGGACACCTACTTGGGATAACATAACACCAAATAGTGCAACGACAACGGCGAAGTATCATCGGGTTGGGGATGTTGTGCATTGGCATTTAGAGTTTATTGGAGCTTCTAATACTGTGTATGATTCAAGCGGTCCGTTTAATTTTACTTTACCTGTTGCAGCTACAACTGATTTAACGTATACGCCTATGGGTACAGGATGGGTGCGACCAAATGCTGCAAGCACTATTTACAGTGTTTTCATAATAGGAATAAGTGGAAAAGCGTATATATATGGGCAGTTAGCTTCTACAACATATACAGCAAACGGAGGAACATCTAGTTCAGTACCTGCTACTTGGTTGACATCAGGGGCAAACGCTGACATGTATTTAAGTGGATGGTATAGAGTATGACGAAATTAGGAAATGGGCGAATAGCCGAAGAACTAAACAACACAACGTATACAAACGATATGCGAGATGAACGTGACAAACTTTTAGCTGAATCGGATTGGACACAATTTGCAGATAGTCCTTTAAGTGACAGCAAGAAAGCTGAATGGGCTACATACAGGCAAGCTTTAAGGGATGCCCCAGCAACATGGACTCCTGCCGACACCGTTAATTTGCCAGATCAACCAAGTTAGGAAGGTTATGCGTGGCTGGCGTAGCATACCGTACCTCAACAGACTACAGAAACTCTGGGGCTTATCAAGAGTCCAGCGTTACCGTATCTCCTTCAACAATAGCTTGTACTGCGACTGTACCGGCTGTAACCGTGACAGCCTTTGCGAATGTTGCCGCTGCGGTGATTGCAGGTACGACAACTGTACCTGCTACGACTGTAACAGGGACAGCTAATGTAAGTCCTAGCGTTATAGCGACTAGCGCTACTACGCCATCAGCTACAATATCAGGTACAGCAAGTGTTGAACCTAGTGTTATTGCTGGTGTTGCTACAACCCCATCTGCGACTATATCTGGCACAGCGAGTGTAGCACCTAGCGTCATTTCTACGGCTGCTACAACGCCTTCTGTGACCGTTACAGGTGACGCTGGTATAGCACCTTCAGTGATTGCTGGAACGTCTACAGTGCCGTCTGTGACTGTTAGCATGGACCAGAACATAACAGTTACTGTTATACAGGCATCTACGTCTGTAGATCAACTGTTGTTCCACCGTAAATACGTTCCTGTGTTTGAGAATACAGTACCTACGTTAGATGTTACTAGGTTTCCTGTGATTAGTCCTGCTAGGAACTTGCGGAGATTCTATCCTCCGACGGCTAGAGGGGTTAATATATTTATATTAAACGATGGGTCGGTAACGACCCGACAACCGGCAGACATGAGTACAGTTTCTCGGACAATATATGGTGGGCATGAATCCCCCACTGATTTTACAGAAGATGAACTAAACTCGTTAAAGAACGCTGGCTACGGAATAGAGGTTGAGGGTTATGCCACGGTATGACTATAAATGCAACAGATGTGAAAACGTTGAAGAAATAATACATGGTTTTGATGATGAGCATTCGTTCCATTGCGTTGATTGTGGGCAGGCAATGATTAAACTTATTTCTGGTGTGAACATTGCTCCTTCTGCTATGCCTTCTCGTAACTCTGTGATTGATTTAGACGCTACGAAGAAAGCTGATAAAGCTAAGGATGCTGATATGTCTGCGTATAAGCGTTTGCGTAAGAGTGGTTTGCAACCTAAGTCTATTAATGGTTCAGCGCATTTAGAGAAGCATGCTGAAACTAAGAGCGAAATTCAGGCAGGTCGTTTGTATTCTAGTGATGCGAGTAGGAAAGAAAGCGAAAGACTTATGAATAGTATTGAGGCGTTATGACTGCTCAAACGTGGATAGATGAAACTAAGAACTTGTTGTTAACTGATTATGTTGAAGAACATGACCAGTTATCAGCAGATTTAGGTACAAGTGATACGACTGTAGGGTTTACTTATGACAGTTCTAGCATTGTTCAAGGATCAATTATTGAAGTAGGCACTGAGCTAATGTACGTTTTTAGTGTTAACGCTGTTACTAACGACGCTGTTGTCAAGCGTGGCTTTCGAGGCACAACCGCTGCTTCGCATAGCACAAATGATCTAGTCACTGTTAACCCTAAGTTTCCTACACAGCTTGTGTTAAACGCTATTAACGATGAGTTAGCTGATTTGTCATCTCCGCAAAATGGTTTGTATCAGATAAAAACAGTTGAGTTTACTTACAACATATCTCAAGATGGATACGACCTTACTGGCGTAACTGACGACGTTCTGACTGTGTATCAGGTGACGTACACTGATGACGGTTCTGAGAATACTGAGCCGGTGTTGCCTGCGTGGACTTTGCGACGAGATCGAAAGACAAGTTCATTTGCTTCAGGTTACGCTTTGATTCTTCATGATGACGCTAACTCCGGGCAAGCAGTTAGAGTACAATATAAGACAGGGTTTACTGCGTTGGCTGCTACGTCAACAGCCTTAAGCACTGTTGGATTGCATTCATCAGCGTATGATTTGCCGTCAGTTGGGGCAGCGTTACGGTTAATGTCTACTCGACCTGTCCGACGTGAATTTATTGATGAGCAAGGGTCTAGTCGTAGAGCAGATGAGGTTCCTGCCGGTGCTATATCTGCTTCTATGCGTGACCTTAGAGCGTTGCGTGATACTAGAATAAATGCTGAAGCTGCTAGGTTAGATCAGCAATATCCAACGTATTGGATGAGGTCAGGGACTAAAACGCAGAACTCTTTTTATAGAGGGGTGTAAATGGTTCACAGAGCTGAACGGCTACCAGTTACATTAACGATAGATGCTGATGCACGTTCATACAATATTGATGTTGACCAGTATCGTCGAACGACTATCCCTACGTTGCGTGAGCAAAGAGATACGTCTAACGAACCCGGTGAGCAGTCAATAAGTTCTCAGTTTTGGTTGAGGTCGCAGACTGATTGGTCGTTTGGTTCAGGTCAAACGCATTACGATCATGCTGATTCTAATCGGTCAAGGTTTAGTGCTTCGTCTGGTGTGGATGTGTGGACCGAGGGGCAGATTAGTTTGTTGCCTATTTGTGAGTCTAAAAATGACACGTTTGCGTGGACTGATGTGAAGATGAAAATGCTTGGGTCGTACATGTATGTGGCTCAAGGAACTAACTTGTATTTCTCTAACTCGTTTAACTCTGCTGACGCTGATGTGAACTGGTCAACGGTTACAGCTTTGGCTAGTCCGCATGCAATAACTGATATTGCGTCTGACGGCACGAATGTGTTTATTGCGTATGGGTCTAACAGAGCTGCTGCTACTGTGGTTGTCGGTTCAACTAGTCAGCCTACGTCGTTAGGTTCTCATACACCTGATTTTATTCGCATTGTTGGTGGAAGATTGTTTTTCTTAGATGGTTCTAACATTTCTGAGATAGCGTCAAATGGTAACAAGGTTTCTAGCAGCATTGACCATGATTTACCGCACGCTGGAACATGGGTTACTGTGTGTTCAGGTCCGGTAGGTTTTTACGCAGCGGAAAACACAAATGATACAGGTTCAATTAAGTTTATTTCTGTAGCTGCTGCTGATGGTTTGCTTGACGAACCACAACAAGTAGCTGAATTGCCTAGAGGCGAAAAGATTAACGACATGGTTTCCTACGCTGGTATTCTTGCGTTAGCGACTACTAAGGGTTTGCGTATCGCTGCTATGGATGCAGGGTCAGGATCAGTAACGTATGGTCCTGTCATTGATGACGTTGGGCAAGTATTTAGTTTGGCTGCTGATGAACGTTTCGTATGGTTTGGTGGCGGTTCCGGAAAAGTGTATCGAGCTGATTTGTCACGATTTACCGAAACGCTTGTTCCTGCTTGGGCGGCAGATGTAGTGTCAGTTAAAGATGAAACGGCTGGTGGTGCTGATGCTTCGCCAAGTAACGTTATGTTTATTGCTAGGGCTTTAGGCAAAACGTATTTTACTGATTCTACTAATGGTGTGCAGGGTGAGAAGTCTACTGGTGAGTTGGTTGCGTCTGGTACGTTAACGGTTGGAGATGTGAGTTGGAATAGCCAGTTTGATAAGGTGTTGCGTAACTTTGAGATACGTTACGCTCCGTCATCTTTGTCAGCTACAAGCAATCAGTACAGTGAGTCAGGTGTAGGGTACAGCGGTAGTGGTACTCAGTATGCTGGTGCTTCGTCTAGCGCTGGTGGTTCGATAACTGCAACGGTTACGAATGATGAGAACGTTAGTGTTACGACAAGTAATTTGACTAATAAGACTGCTACGAACATTACGACGCTTGTTCCTGAACTATCTGAAGCGTTTAAGGTGCAACTGAATTTAACTAGGGATTCTGTAGTGACTGCTGGTCCTATTATTGAATCGTGGAGAATCCAAGCGTTCCCTGCGCCTACAAGAGTAGATGAAATAATTGTCCCAATTATTCTTAAGACAAGGGTTGCTACGTCTAGAGGTAGAGGTTCCGCTATTGGGTACGATACGAAAGCTGAATACAATGCGTTAAAAACAGCTATGGCTAATCGGGAGATCATAACGTATCAAGAAGGTTCGCAAACTGACACTTGCGTAATTGACCAAATTGCTATGTCAGCAGAGAAATTATCTGATGATGGCAACTGGTGGGAAGGGGTATGCACCCTTCGACTACTAACTGTCCCCTAGAATGGTATATGACCAAAATTCTTTACTACGACATTGAAACAGCGCCTAACTTAGCGTATGTGTGGGGGCAGTACCAGCAAGATGTTATAGCGCATGAGCGTGAATGGTACATGATGTGTGTGTCGTATCGTTGGGAGCATCAGAAACGCACGCATGTATGTGCAATGGTTGATTTCCCTGAAGCGTATACGAAAGACCCTGAGAACGATTACCATGTTGTAAAAAAATTGTGGGAATTAATTGATGAAGCTGACATCGTTATAGCCCATAACGGTGACAAATTTGATATGCGTAAAGCTAACGCTAGGTTTGTGAAGCATGGGTTAGGTCCAGCCTCACCTGTTAAGTCTGTTGATACGTTGAAAGTAGCTCGCAGGTATTTTATGTTTAATTCAAATCGCTTGAATCATATTGGGCAACACTTGGGACTTGGTGAAAAGGTAGATACTGGTGGCTTCCAAACGTGGGCTGGGTGTATGCGTGGCGATATGAAAGCTTGGAAGACGATGATTAAGTACGCTCGTCAAGATGTGGATTTGTTGCGTGATGTGTATTTAGCGTTGCGACCTTGGATGAAGAACCATCCTAACCTTAACATTCATACAAAGGAACATGCGTGTCCTACTTGCGGTTCATATAACTTGCAACGTCGGGGTTACAAAACAACTCAAACTACTTCGTATCAACAATGGCAATGCAATGATTGTAGGTCGTATAGCAGAAGTCGATTAGCTGAGAAAACAGAGAAACCCTCTATAGTTCCGTAACGTTTAGTTGTAATCTTAGCCTATGGCTAGGTTCTTTTTTGTGCTGTCTCGAATACTTTTTGCGTCAATGCTTGTCATGGCTTTGTTAAGCCCTGCATCAGCGCAAGAGAACGAGCCTGAAACAACGTGTGTAGATCAGGAAAATGAGGACAATACTGCGTGTACTGTGCATGTAAATGATTACGATGACTCACCTATTGTGTATATGACTGTGGAAGAGGATCAGACTGCTGTGGAAATCATTACCTATACATCATTGACATGCGATGACCATGAAACAGGGGAAGGAACAGACACTTACGCAGCAGACCCCTATCTTAAACTATACGACAGCGATGGGACAATTATTGGTGAGGATGATGACAGTGCTACTCACAACGTTAACGGCATGTGCTGGGATAGCTACTTGACCCTTACGTTAGATGCAGGGGACTATGAACTATTAGCTACCTCTTACAGTGATACGACTATTGGAACGTATACGTTAGAGTTCTCTGGTGTGAGCTGGTCGTTGTCTAATGACCCTGAGCCTGCGCCTGATCCTGAACCTACTCCAGAACCACAACCTACGCCTGAACCAACTTTTGAGCCTACGCCTGAACCTGTAGAGCCTACGCCTGAGCCAGACCCTGAACCTGAACCAACGCCTACGCCTGAAGAAGAAATTGAACCTCCCGTAAATGAGCCTATTCAAGATCCCACTCCTCTCCCACCAGAACCAGAAGAAGAGCCAGAACCAGACCCGCCGTGGGAACCCCCCACAATACAGCCATCGCCACCCCCAGTGCTAATTCTGCCATCACCAATTGGAGAAAACCTACAGATACCAGTGACAACAGACATAGAGGAATTAGAAGAAGAGCCATTTGAAGATGATACCATGTGGGACTTCGACGATGTAGAATGGGAAGAGTTCGAGTTAGATGAGTTACCAGAAATTGAGTTTATTCCAGAAGAATTTGAGGAAGAAGAGGAAGAAGAAACAACTTTCCTTGATGATGGAGAACAAGAACAGCCAGATGAAGTACAATCAGATGTGGAACTAGACTTTGTTCTTGAAGAGTTTGAGGACATTGAAGAGATAGACTTTGAGGAGTTAGACGCTGATGAGCTTGACGACGAAATTCTTACTGAAATATTACAAGATGAAGAGACAGTTGAAGTCTTTCTGGAAGAAGTCTTAGAGGACAACCCGGACTTCTTTGAAGAAGCCACAGATGAACAGATAACTGTTATCTTTGAAGCAGCGCCAGAGATATTTAACGAAGCATCTGACGAGGTTAAAGAAGAACTCGAAGAAGAAATAAACGTGTTTGCTGGTGGCTTTGAAGAGTATGTGCCAGAGGATTCAAACATTAGCGTCGATGACAGACGTTCTATCATTGCTGTCACAACTGCGACTACAATAGTTGCTGGAGCTGCAATCGCAAGACCAACACCTCCACCAACACCAAGACCTACAACTCCAACCCCTCCAAGACCTAGCAGTCCACAATCTGTTTCTCCCAGTGGTCCCGAAACCCCAAGGAGAAAAACTAGAGATGATAAAGCGTAAAGTTAAACGACTAACTCACGAAGTGTTTATCCTTAGCCTTACTGCTGGGTCAACCGGAATCGTGCTTATCACGTTGTCAGGTGAAACCAGAGAGTACGGTATTTGGATTACCGCAGCTAGCTTTGTATGCCACATGGTAGGTGTGTGGATTGACTGGAAAGATGATTAAAGTTTGGATAGATCAAGACCTGTGTACAGGCGATGGTCTATGCGCTGAAATCGAACCAACTATTTTTGAAATGCACGACGATGGTTTAGCTTACGTTAAAGAAGCATCTTGGTCGAACATTCTTAATGGAGGTTTTGAACCTGTTTTGCAGATGGCTGATGGTACAGCAACAGTACCTGAGAATCTACTAGCTAACGTTATAGATGCGGCAGAGGAATGTCCGGGAGAATGTATTTTTATAGAGGTTGAGTCGTGACATTGGAAGCATTATTTTTAGTTATTCTTACAGCGTGCCTTGTTCCGTGGATGGCTTGGATTTCTACTGTTTTGATTAAGATTGAGATACGTTTAGCTAAGGGTGATGAAGCGTTAGAAACTGCTGAGGAGCGGTTAGCTGACCATGAGCAAAGATTACGAGCGTTAGAACAACGCTGTTAGCTACACACCCAGTGTTGCCAACCTCCGCCTGTAGCCCTGTAAATTAGCCAAGCGCTAACCCTGATATTAGCCTCACCTGAAAAAACGTCTGCTACATAACCTAAAGCAGTACGACTTCTAGCATCCCAATACGTTGTCAAGTGTTGCATCAAGCCACTAGCTGTACTAACACTAGACCTCGCTGTAGGATCGCCACCAGATTCACAATCTATAATTTTCAAGAACCTAGCGGTATCGCTAACAGGCCCACCGTTCGCTAGTATTGCGTCTTGCACAATTGGCCTCCACCGTTCGACCTCCGGCTTAAAGGTAGCGTTAGGAGAAACAGTTGAGTACAAACGCACCGAAATGTTCCGTTCCATAGCCCACTGACGATGATGCTTATGCGTATTTGCACCATAAATCCCATCCGTGTTCACGTTCATCCAGTACTGCAACAACCACACTCTCTCGCTGTCCTCTAACCAGTCATACTCAATAGATATAATATGATTCTCTATTTTGCCCCAAGGTATGTAAGCTAGAGCTGTAGCTGACAGTGCGTTGATAGCGAACGTAAATAAAATCGTGCTATAAATAAAGATCTTTCTCATTGTGGTGTCTCCAAATTGTTAACAGTTCTGCGGCAAATGCCGCATCTAAAACAGCTACTTTACCAACTGTCTTTCCTATTTGCGACCTCCTGTCCCCGTGGATAGCAAAAATTACCCACTGATTATTGTGAGCAACTTTCCGTATCCTGCTAATCCACGGGAACAGTGTCCAACGCTTGCGATATTTCACTTCAATAGGAATATCTAAGTCCCCCAACCAGATATCGTGAGACTCGCTACTAGCGCTGGTTCTGTGAGCATCGTTATGCCCCCATTCCATAAGTAAGGCCACTATTTCATTTTCACCTGCAGTTCCTTTTTGTTTTGCTTTAGACAAAATCAAACACTCCTTGTATTTCTGCCCGCTTTTTTTCGACGGTTACGATTGTATCGTTCCTAACTCCTCCATGGGGTACTAAAAGAATTTCTAACATATCAAAACCTAAAGTCTTGCCTATGCCCATGGAGTTCCAACCACAACGCACTACGATGGCGTTAGGTTTGCATATCCTTGCGATTTGTTTTTTGATCTCTGACCACGGGTTTTGTGTGTCTTCTTGAGTGACTACACGCCCTATCCCGTCGTAGCATTCTTTGATCTGTCTAGAGCTGTACGGTGGGTCAAATAGAACTCCGTCAACTGACTCATCTTCAAACAATGAAAGAAAATGATTAGAGTCGTGATGAAAGTCTGCTTCAAACTCTGGGTTGATGTCGTTTGTGAACTTCATTAAATGCTTAAAACAACTGTTACGGACATAAGGATCAACCCAAACTCCCTTGGTTATCACCCTGCGAAGGAGGGAGTTAATGGGTTGAATCCTAAATGTTTCAGAGTTAGGCATAGCCCATTCTCTATGAAACTGTATTTCTGTCACAAAAGTTCTTTAATGTCTTCTGCAATCGGCCCGTAATGCTGTTCTGCGTAAGCGTCTAAAGCATCCCGTATCATACCTGATCTAGTTTGACCGTTATGTATCGCTAACTGGTCTACCTTAACTAACAAAGAGTGAGGTATCCGCATAGCAATTAACTGGTCGTTTTTGTCTTTAAGTGGTGTTTCCATTAATATTTCTCCTGATGTTTTTGCCCGCATGTAGGGCATTTATTATTGTTATTCTCTATTACTTTTGAGCCTATGACCCAACCGCAACTACAGCTTATGTAGTACGGTGATTTGGTTCTGAGTTTAGATTTCTTCTGACCGAAATCATCCCACACTAAAACCAGTCCTCATCTTTATCTATTGGCTTACCATCAACTATTGCAGTTTTCCCCTGCCAATCATCTTGCTTAGGCGCTCTAACAATCTGAAATAAATCCCAAACGTTACAGTCCCAACCAGTTACAGTTTGCCCGTCTTTGTTCTTGTATTGACGGCTGGTAAATTTGCCTCTAACAGCTATCCTGCTACCTTTATCTGTGGCTTTAGCTATAGCTTCTGCTAACGCTGTTGACCCATCTCTGGAGTCTTCCCAAATGCTTAACGTTACCCATGTGGTTTCTTCTTCACCTGTTTTCACAGCTAACGCATTCTCATAAACTGCTTTGCCTGTGCCAGTGACTTTAGGTAGCCACTCTCTGCCTAGGTTTCCCATTTGGAAACCGATTCCTTCATTAAGCATTTTGTTGCTCCTTCATTTCTTGTTGCCATTCTACAAATGTATTGTTGCAATAACTAGTAAGCATCCCTATCCAATCTTGCACGATATCTAATTTTAAGAGGTTGTTGCATTCTTCTAATTCGTCAGTAGCAATAAAATTACCTTCACCCACCTGAATGTCTGCTTCAAACATCGCCCCTGTATCTAACAACCATTCATCTGCATATTCCTGATCTTCTTTACCCAACATTATTGTTCTCCTTTTTAATTAATTGTTGATGTAATACATAATACTCATCTGATGTCCAAAGTGACAACCCCAAACTTAAGCGCATGGCTATTCTTTTTATACCATCGCTGACTGAACTTTTGGCGTTCTGACCTGAGTGCTTACTAGGTCTTTCCACCTCGCCAATCTCTTGAATCGTGACTTGCTTGCCATCTATGGTAAAAGTGCATTCAAGGATGCAACCCTCAACAATGCCCTCTGGACTTCTGATAAGTTCTACTATTCGCATGTCAAACGGACCTAAATGCAACAACAAAAATTGTGTTATATCTCCGTGGCTGACATACCTGTCACCCCTACCTGTCGGCTTTACTTTAACGAAAGTTTCGGGTATTGGTTTTGATAATTTAATTAATTGTTCACTCAATTTCTTGCTCCTCACCTGCTAATAAATTTGCGTGATACCGTGCAACATCAAGCGTTACCTCATCACCGCTAAGGACCGAACACAAATCGTTGTGCCTGCAATACCTACATTGCCATGCACCGCCCTTAGACGGTACACCATACGGGCTAGGTTTCTCTTGATGTATAAGCTCTCCGTCATCGTTAGGTATAAACGCTACGGGTAAAGCTCCCTGAGCAATGTCCTCCTGTACACTCTTGAACCAACCTAACTCTAACTCTGCTATCTGGCGTGGTGTCATACCCCACTCTGAGATTTCTTCGTCCATGTGTATGACCCATTCTAAAGTTTCGCCTACTTTTATTTTGTCACGCCAACTATCTTGTTTCGCAACGTACACAATCCATAACTCATCTACTTCGCAAGCCATTGCATACAAAGCGGATTGTGCAACGTGAGCCATTTTAGGCAGACCATCTCTAGCCAATCTGAACCCAAAACTAGAGACTGTTTTCAGTTCTAAAAGTCTTTGTGTTTCATCGTCAACCCACACCAAACCGTCACAAGACCCTGACAAAGAAACGTTAGTTAACGGAGTTAGATCTAACGCTAGTTCATACTGACCGCTGTACGCCTTCTGGCACGCTTTTTGTATGCCCTCATGGATTGCGTTACCTATCTCAAACGCTATGAGCGTTGATTTGTCTATAGGGTTTGTCTCTTGATATTTCAAGGCTTCAAACGCTCGTTGCCTCAAGCACGACCCTACGCTACTTATTCTGAGAAGCGTATCCTTGGCTGTGGGCTTAGGTTGCCTACTGTCCTCCAAATGCTTTCCGTAAACTTCTGATATTTCTTGTGTGTAATTCACAGTAAACCCTCCTCAAGATATTGTCTGTGTTCTTTTTCGTGATGTAGCTGGTTGTATCCTTGACACAATTCCACATCGGATTCTTCATCTTCTAATAAACGGTAATACGCTTGTTTAGGTCTGTCGCTTATCTTCATCATCTTGGACTCAACGGGATACCCGTTTTCTCGTAGTTCTCTAGCCCTCCTAGCGCCATCTCCGCCACCTACGACAAGTGATAACTCATCCCTGCTAACCCAACCTTCCCATATTGGGTTGTCGTCGTTTGCTTGCCGTCTATGTGATTTAGTTAATGCAATATGTAACGCCCATTGCAAATGATCTAAAACTTTGTTAGCTAGCCTAGAGGTATCGCCCATTTCCCTAGCGCACTGATGCGCTATTTCGCTGTGGTTGTTACCTGCTAACGCTTTGGTGTTTTTTAACTCTGGTAGCTCGTTGTGTATTATGTCTACCATTATTTGTTGTGATGCAACGATACTGTTAGCCATTGCATATATCCCTTTCAAATGTGGGTCATCTGTTTCAAATGGTTTTATTTCACTCATTACAATCCCCTTGTATCTGTGTTGATGTCATTTAATTTAGTGGTAACTACTATGTTTCTCGCTGTTAAATCAACCCCAAACCTATGTGAACAATCAATCGCTTCTAAGGCATCGCTGATTATCGTGCCTACTTGTGGCGATTTGCCATCTTCACGGTGCATGTACTCATGGTCTATGTAGTCTTGATCTAATCTGAGAGTAACTTCAAATTGTATATCCATTATTTTTTCCTTTGTTGACTGCGTATCTTCTGATACTTTTTAAGAGTCCGTAAATCCCTACGGTAGTTCTTGTTATACCAAGTGTAGCATCTGTGTGTGACAAAACCAAACGCAAATGCTATCGCTGTGGTAACTACTGGGATTAAACTCATGTGATAATGTTATACCCGCCGTATCACAATGTCAAGTCAATTCAATAAATTTTATTTATCATACGAAACCGTTGACGCTCTTTCGGAGTAAGCCCACCCCGAATACCCCATATCTGATCTATCGGTTCCTCAACGAAACTAGCCTGCAAGCACTCATGGACAACATCGCAATTCTGGCATACGTTCCTTGCCCTGTTAACACTGTCGCCATAAAACAAATCATGACCAACCCCACGACAATTTGCCCTTTCTAACCACGACATAAGAAAACAATACACTAGATTTGCTTTTGTCCTATGGACCCTGTACTCTTAATGGTGAGGTTTCCTCCTCCGAATTTGTTGACACAAGCCCCCCCGTTTCCTATCGGGGGGGTCTTTCGTTTTGCCTACAGGTAAAGTTAAGTCGCCTATAGGTATCGTTGACACGGATTATACGGCGTTCAT